AAGTTTAACTTTGCCATCGTTTGGGTCGATGCATTGAGTAGCGTAGCTCCAGCCACACTTGAGATCAGGGTAGTACTCACGTATCCAATCCTTTTCTTTGTTATTAAATCGTTCAATGTTTCTATCGAAAGAAAGACATTCAAAAGGAATATTCTTTTTGTTGTTTCCTTCTATCCAATAAACGTACCTGGCGAGTATGTCGCCTACGACGCGGACCTTATTATCACCGTCTCGATAAGTATAACTTTCGATAGAGTTCTTTTGGGCCTTGCCCTTTTGTTGGTTAAATGATATAGCCATTAGTGTTTCTCCTTTGGGACTTCTTCATATAGAAAATGAACTAAATTCTTGCCATCAATATGAAGTAGACTATTTGTGTGAATGTTTTCAACAAGATAATCTGCATATGGAACGTGCAGTAATTCTAATGTTGTGGTTTGTGTTGCTGCATAATCAGATATACTTCTAAATGAAGCAGTTGCTATATATGCTGCTATTTCCTTATAGGAATGTTTGTACGCGTTGTATAATAATACATCTGGATGTGCTAGATAACTTAGTCCATTAAAATCCATATTGCTATACCGATAAAGTTTGTCTCCTCTGTGTGTGGGGATAGACCTCTTTACCAGCATTTCAAATATATTAAAAATCTCTAAGCTCTTACCGCCAGATATTCTATGTATCTTTTGCCAATCGTACAACAGCATATATTATATCAATTCTTAAGGTTAATGTCAAGAACTATTTTTCAAAGCTCTTTTATTTGATATCCTTGTTTCATATAGTATCCAACTCTATTAGACGCTTGTCTTCTAGCCGTCTCCCCTTTAAGGTGAATATCAATAATTACAGGAGTTAGTTTATTTTCTTCTTTTCTAATAATTCGACCTATTAGCTGGGTTAATAAAGGGTCATTATTAATAGGAGTACCTAGGATTAAACAACTTAATTCATTTATAGAAATCCCTTCTGAAAAGATTGCTTGTGTGCCATATAATACGTTTTTATTTCCAAATCGAAGTTCGTTTATTAATCTTTCTCGTTCGTCTTGGAGAACCTCACCTGTAACACAAATGGCTTTGTCTCCTGTAAGTTCTGCACATCTCTTTAGAAAGGCTACTCTATCACTAACTACTAAAACTTTATGACCTTTATGAGCATACGCAGCAGCTAACATTGATACTGTATGTCTGTACTCCTCATTACTCGCTAGATTTGTAACTCTATTAGCCCAAGGTATTCTAGCCCCGTCCATAAATCTTATCTCAGAATGGAATAGATTTACTACTGGAGCCATGAAATTCTCTTTAGGGGGCTTAAGAACATTAGGACTGAAGTAGTCTCTAAAGACAACGTGTTTTCCGTCTTTACGTTCTATAGTACCTGACAAGCCAATTTTATATCTACAATAATTTGTATCCAGTATTCTGGAAAAAGTGGGGCTACTAACGTGATGCATTTCATCGAGGATGAGAGTTCCGAACTCTTTACGAATTTTATCTATATTTCTATATAGGGTTTGAATATTCCCTATCACAATAGGACTATCTATATCAAACTGTCCACTACCTATGATTCCAGGTTTAAACCCAAATACTTTTTCAACTTCCTTTGCCCATTGATTTCTTAGGGGTATAGTATGAACTACTACTAATGTTTTCTGTCCTAACTTGCCTGCGATTGACAGCCCAGTAAAGGTCTTGCCCCAACTAACCCAAGCATTTATTATACAGTTATCTTCTACTGTATCATGTACTTCTTGTTGGCTTTTTCTTAAATCAAATTGGAACTCTGGAAATGTCTCTGGTTTTAGTACTCTCTTATCTATGATTTCATGCCCGTGAGGTATCAAATCAATACGCCCTATAGGAATAGTTACTATGCCTGGTCGTATGACTGCCATGTTTTTTATTACTTGAGGAACCAGGTCCTTTGGATTTTTTGGAGGTACTATATATGTAAGTTCCTTATCTAGTTCTTCTTGAACTTCTGGAGTTACATCTAAATAAATCCTGTTACTTAGTACTGCTTTCATACTTTCCTCCGAGTACCTTTCTTTTCATTTTCAGAATACTCGTATATAATCCAAGGATATTCTCTTAAAAGTAACACTCCTGCCCATAGCATTTCAGGCTCAGGAGGTCTAGGTACAGTAAATGGGATCTTCCAATTATCTATCCAAATTAGAGAAGCTGTAGTTTTTCGTTCAATCTTTCTTATTTTTCTATACTTTAACGGTAACATTAAAGTTTTTTGATATATAAAAGGAACCCCATTACTATCTATAAAATAATAATTGGGCTGCTTTAAAATACCAACTAAATTATTTACTGATTTTCTTAAAGGTAGGATTCCTTTGTGAGGGGTTTGAAGCCTTCTTTGTCCTAATGTCTTCCCTGACATATTCCTATCGTCTACCAACTCTCCCTCTAGGTATAGTAATCCGTCTGTTAAATCCCAGTTACTTGAAGGTAAAATAAATACGGGAAATTCTATTCTATCCAGGGTTTTGTATGTAACTATCATTCATATAGTCTCCATACTGATCTTCGAACTTGCCCATTGAGTAATCATCTCCTATATCAAAATCGCATCCAATAGGAGCACCTGAAATAGATAGCCCTCGATCTCTTTGAATAAAATATTGTAAGACTTCACAGTACTGTTTTATTTCTCCATCTGGTACTTCAGCTAAAATTGAGTCATGTACTAAAGCAAATATCTTAGATTTCATATTTCTTATTTTAATATGGTTATCCATCTCTATTGCGCCGAGGAGGTTAATATCAGAAGCAGTAGACTGCACCAGAAAATTAAGACCACTCCTAACGGTATGGCTTCGAATAGCCTTATCTTCACTTTTAACATTTGGTAATCTCCTTTTGCGCCCGAAAAAACTATACACAAATCCATTGGCTTCTATAAATTTTTGGCTTTTTTCAATCCAGCTTTTTAACTTATGGAATTGCTTAAAATAACTATGTATAACTTCAGATGCTTCTTGGACACTGAAGTATTTCCCAGAGTCCTTTGTGACTTGTTGACTTATTTTATGTGGCCCGGCTCCATACATGATTCCAAAAGTTACTGCCTTGGCAGCTTGTCTTTTGTAGGGGTATAATTTGGCTACTTCTTCTGCCTTACATGGCAACTTAAATACTGTCTTAGCAATTGTACTGTGAAAATTTCCGCCCTCTCGAAACACATTCATAAGTGCCTCATCATTTGCTAACTTTGCAGCGACATATACTTCTGCGGTTGTTAAATCCATTGCAACTATCTGCGACCCCGCAGAGGCTCGTATACACCCTTTGACAATAGGATTGTCGCGAGGAATTTGTTGCATATTTAACTTACCGCTACTACTAAGACGACCAGAAGTAGTAGAGTGGAGGTTGAAAGAAGTCCTAAGACGCATATCCTTATCCAACTGCGGTATGATTTTGTCCAGATAAGTATTTTTAATTTTGGATTTTTGACGGATTGCCAAGATATGTTGGGGAATTTCAGACTTTTCTGCGAGTATACCAAGGACTTCTGCGTCTGTTGAATTTGCACCCGTTCCAGTTTTCTTACCAGTAGGAGTAAGGCCAATAAAGTCAAACAAAAGGCTCCGAAGTTGTACAGTGCTATTAGGGTTAAAAGGTTTTCCATTTAGTTTCTCGAACTCTGAAATTCTACCTTCGCTATACAAGGCTTTGATGGCTTCATCAATATTTTGCTGCATCAGGTCTTGGGCTATAATTAGCCTTTCTTTATCAAAAGGCACACCATTTTCTTGAGTAGTCAATAGAAATTTAGTACCTGGAAGTAATAAGTTTTTATACACCCAAGCAAGTTTCTCATTCTCTTTAATCTTTTCAAACTTTTCAAATAGTTTAAATGTAACTAACGCATCCATCGCGGCATATACTTTCATGATATCGAAAGGAATTTCGCCATAGTTAAAGTCAGCTTTAAGTATTCTATTTTCTTTTCTGTACTGATCTATCCAATCATGCATTGGCTTTTCGTAATCCCCATAGGGAGTATACTTTAAAGCTAATGCTTTTAAGCCATGATGACCTGGATTTTCATTAATTAAATAAGACAGGAGCATAGTATCTTCTATGTTTGGAAACTTAAATCCAAAATGATACTCAAACCATGCAAGGTCAAACTTAGCGTTATGGAAAATTACAGTTTTCTTATTAAATAATTCCTGTAATTTTGATTCTATTGCTTCATTAATACAGTTGGTATCAATGTAAGCCGCTGTTTGTCCATCATAACATAAAGATAGTCCTAGCATATATCCATTTCTAGGATATAATGATGTTGTCTCTGAATCGAGAGCTATGAAATCATCCTCATATGCTAGGGCTTTATCTATAAATTCTTCTGCTTCTTTGGAATCTGTAATTCCAAAGGCAATACTGTCATCAATTATTACATCCTTTATTTCGCCATTAATATACTTAATAATATTATCTTTTGAAGTTTCCCAAGTTTTTTTAGCTTCGGGTTTAA